GGTCGCCAAAGCCGCCTCCTTGTGGGCCAGATCCGGGGGCGCCTTCAGTACCGCCGAAGCCAGTGCCCTGGGTGCCAAATCCGCCTCCTTGTTCTTGTGGGGCGCCTGTAGTGCCGCCGTCAGTGCCCTGGGTGCCAAATCCACTTCCTTGTGGGGGGACACCAGTATCGCCGTCGAATCCCGAGAAACCTGGGAAGCTGAGGCCTCGTTCGTCAATGGGGCCGGCGGTCGTAGGTCTCTCAGTGTGACACTGGTTAGAGTCTGAGGCGAGGGCAGGGGAGTATTCTTCATCAAATATCCAACTCCCACCTTGTAGGTCAGATCCGGTACCGCCTTCAGTGCCGCCGAAGTCAGGGCCCTGGGCGCCAAAGCCGCCTCCTTGTGGGCCAGATCCGGGGCCGCCTTCAGTGCCGCCGAAGTCAGTGTACGAGGCGCCAGATCCGGGGCCGCCTTCAGTACCGCCGAAGCCAGTGCCCTGGGTGCCAAATCCATTTCCTTGTTCTTGTGGGCCGCCTTCAGTGGCGCTGCGGTTATAGACAAGGGTATCTTCTCCAGTGAAGCCCGATGCGAGGCGGGTGCCCAAAAGAGAAGCAATCACTGTGCCATAGCCATATCGGGGCGGGGCTGTTGTATCAGATGTTGTAATCAGTGTTTCTTTTTTATATTCTTTGCCGTAAGTATGAGTATTATCGATTCTTTCTCTAAAGAGGGTCAACTCTTCTATAGAGGATCGGAATAGCATGTTGGTTACATCGCCAGGAGAATTATCCATGGCGCGGCCATAAATCGAGTTGTCTCGAACAAGATCTTTATAGTTAACAGAGAACGCGCCGCGCGCTTTTCCATTTTCATCATGAGACAGATATATATCTGAGACATAAGATATATCTGCTGCCGTAGAATATCCAGAGTTTAGAGTAACCTCGATCGGATTTAAGTTCAACTCTAATTTTGTTAGCTTGGCTGTATCCCTTTGATCTAATATTGTGACTTCTGGGTTCTTGGGACTTATGACCTTGTTTGAAATTATCTCAGCAGATACAAAGCCGAGGGGGTCGAGGCCAAGTGTGGCGGCGGGTAAATCGAAATCGGCAGCTAGCGCGTCGGCGTCAATAAACGGTACAACAATAATTCCCAAAAATGATACATCAGGATTTATAGTTCCTAATTCTCCACTAGAAAACGTTTCCGATATGGGCAACTTAAACTGCGTGCCACCGGTGGAGACTGCTGTTACCATGCCCCAGTTGTATAAGTCTGAGAGGGATACATCGAGGGTTGTAGTATCGAAGATCAGATTACCACTTTCGTCCAGCGTTGGGGTTTGGCCGGTATATGTATTGATGTAGTTTTGTATACTCACGCTCTTTGAGGCCGCGGCCGTAGCTTCATAAGAACCAATGGAACTGCTGCGGTCATCGGGGCTGGTGGCTTCTTCGAAAGCGCTGGGATCAGTGTACAGGAAAACCCCAACATTAAAATATCTTGTAAAGTCTTCTTGGCCGAACCAGCTTGAGATTATGCCGTCTGTTCCGGATGTAATAATTTCTTTTAGAGATAAGTCCACCGTTACGCTTAAGTTAAGAGCTTCCGAAGTAGGATTCTCGTACTTCGCGGAAAGAGAGTCGGATTCATAACCGATGTGGGCGCCGGTGTCGTCACAAATAGACGCGTATGATGCATCCTCATCAATATGAGGATTGTCTTGCGTCTGCATATCTCCGCCGGTGGTTTCCAGAGTAATTCTGTCTATGCTTGCTGCAGGTAGCAGATCTGTTATAAAGTCACATGCGCTCATTATTCGTCCTCACATCCTATTAATTCTTCGTCACTGTATAATATTGATCCCTCAGTCTCGACCATACCTGAGCAACCTAACACTCTAGACCAGTTAATCTGTTCAACTGTTGATGTCGCAATATAGTTGCATACAGCATTATCATCAATTTCATTGTCTGCTAAAATGTCCATAAAATATTCTACATATGTTTCATCAATCTCGGTGTCATTAATAATTTCTATGTCATCCGCATCCAACAAAATATCTCCAACGATCTCTTCTGGCCTTTTAACAAATTTTAATGGCATTGTAGAAGTTCCGGCGGAGTCGGGCATCATTCGATAGACTTCGATATCAAAGTTACGAGGCTCTTGTCTAACATTCTTTTCTTGAATATCCAAAAGAATACTCCCGTCGTCTAACAACAATACCGAGCCGTCATTAAAGTATGTAATTAAATAGTTGTCTGCAGGAACTGAAACCGTTCCCATCGTTTGTGAATAGCTCTGTTCTGCCACTTCTCTTTCTGCGACGGATGTGCCGGCATAAACATCTCCGCTATTGTAGATGTTTGTTGTATAGGTCAAGTTGATATCAATAGATGGAACAACATACATGCTCTTGTTTGCTTGTTTTTCTAGACTGAATGAACCTGAAACGATCTCTCCCTTGTTTAGTCTGATTGACCATGCAGGAGCAAGGTCTATCGAAGGTTCTCCTGACCCAATTGGTAAAGATGCCAATTCTGTATCTGAGATATCTACGATTACATTATTATATTTTTCTGCAGAGTATTCGCTGTTATGAATTTCCTTTGTTTTCTTCATGATAAGATCGGCGCCCGTGATAAGGGTCTGAGATCTTAGAGAAGGAGTTTCATCTTGAATTCTTGTTTCTGTATATTCCTCATCAGTACTGGTACTTCTTCCTGCATATGCTGGGTCGTAAAGAATATCATCATCAAAAAATGCATAATACGTTGGCTCAAACTTGCCCTTTGATAATTTATATTTCCCGTAAGAGGTAAGTTGAATTTCGATTACTTCTTCTTTTTTATTAAAAAATGTCACGATGTGTCTCCATCAGGAGTTTTGCCCGACCACGTGGGCGACCCGGGCGGTGTTGATTCCTGAAACTTACCGTCCCAGGCGCCAAGCGTCATAGTCAGCTTGCCTGCTTCGATCAATGAACAGTGATCATACGGCCAGTTATAACTGTAATCTGGAGTTATTGTAGTTGTATCGGCGTAATCGGCGGATCCTACCCTAAATTTGAACGTAAATTTGCCATCGTCGACAGAGGTAAGCGTCTGCTTATAGTAATTGATCTCGGCGCGCTGTTTGATCTTGAATACCATAAACCTAAGATCATTTGGTATTGCTTCTCCATTGGTAGTGATGTTATAAGACATTGGGGTACTATTCCCCGGAACAAGAGTATGGCGGATCGAACTTTGTTCTTCTTTTACTTTTATTGCGCTTTCTGGCATTACTCCTTGCCAAATGTCTGTAATATCCTTTCTGTTTAGTTCATATTCAAAGGGGAAGATATACATAGCAAACGGATCTATCTGGCGATTCTTCAAGAAATCTAAGTGAGGTGGGAGCACAAATTCTTCCATCTTCTGCATCTGTTCATACATTGCAACTTCTACAGAGCCGGATTGAACGCTCTTGGCCAAGGTACCATTTTCATATAATTTGATTATTGCCGGGTTATTAGGATCTTCTAGCTTCAAGAATTCTTTTTTTCCGGAAGCGCTACTGATAACATATGGGATAGCTACAATAGCTTCCTTAATTTTCTTTGTCTCTGCAGGTTGTCCAAGTTTTACAGGACTTTTATCAAAGCCTAGAAGGTCACATAGCGAACCGGTTGAGCTAACATCTCCCTTTCTCGGCATGAACTGACCCCAGGGAATAGTTCTTCTAGAGTTAAGGGCGTCGACGCCGGCGTCGGTATCCCACAAAGTAGTCGTTTGATTAATGTCAGTGTTGTCACCGCCGGCCGACTGATGTTGCAAAAGCTCGTCTGCTTCGCGTATTGCTCTCATGTGGCTCTGGGTACTGTACCAACGTTGGAGGATATTGTTATCTCCGCTAAGATTGACTGGTTTGTATCTGTACATGTCGTTATACATATTGTTTGGCAAGCGCGCGCGGGGATTGGCCGGCGTTCCATCGATATCGATATCGGCATACTGGCCTGCTTGCCCAAACAGATCTGATACTGGGCCGGCCATGGAGGTGGGCTTCGGATAGTTGGCGGGGGCGAGAATACCGTTCGTAGTAACATGAGTGCCGGCGAGTACCTTTCTGAAGGTGTTGTTAGTCTCACTAAAGTGGCTGTCATCAGCACCAGAACCAGAATCAACTAGTTCATAGGAAATAGCTTCCTCTGACCACATGTTTCGATCGGCGTATACTCCGATGGACGAGGAGAGAAAATGGTTTTCTTCTGACGAGCCCTGCCATGTTGGCAAAGTTGGAGCTATGGGCAGAGCAGTTCTCTTCCAACCGCCAAGCTCAGAGGTTAACTCACCGGAGGCTAGTCTAGGGGGAAGCCCTCCGGAGATCGGATAAGTCGCGTCATTTGCAATTTTAGCGCCACCGCGGTCGGGGAAGGAATAAGCAGATGTGGATAATGCTTCAGCAAGAAGAACAGACGCAGAAAGCGGTGGTGGTGTAGGAATGATCCCTTTTATCTTCTTGTGTACAGGTGACTGGTATCCAATTGCTTTTTGTGTCATGAAGCTGGATGCGTTATTACTATGTCCCGTTGGGGGATTGGGCATGTTTACAAAGTTGTACTGCTCGGCTGAAGAGGTATCCGAAGAAGTTTGGTTTATTTCAATTTGCATAGAACCCTGATCATAATAGCTCATGCCTATGCCCATATACTCGCCGTATCGACGGCCAGGGTAGCCGCGCACGGGCCCAATGATCTCGCTCTTTAACACTTGCGGTTCGCTGGCCGTTTGGCCTGGACCAACGGCATGAGGAGTCGGGCCTAGGCGCTGGCCGTAATTCACATATGGAGAATACATTGTATCGACGATTATGCCATCATCAGTAGAGACGATTTGTAAGTGAGTCCGATCGGCTACTAAACCCTCGTTATTGCCACCGGCAGCAAGGCGCCACTTCATGACCTGACTGCCGCCTACAGGTCTTATATTTGCAGAGGAAGACAAGCTTCCGGAGTGTCGGTAACCCGTACGAGGATTATTCGCACCAGACAAGAAACTTACAGCCTCTACATATCCGCTCTCAAATGGTTTATATGGCCAGTGGTTTGCCTCATTAGTAACCATGCCAGGGGTGACCGTTGTGCCGGCGATCGTGTATTGATATACTCCAGTGGATGAGGCCTTCGCATCGCTGATGATGTCCGTGATCTCGGCGCCGATTGCCGAGTTTCCCGCCGTGGCGGGCGATGGGATCGTTCCGGCGATCGCGCCGGTCAGCCAAGTCTGTAACCATTTATAATCTGATTTCTTAAAACCGGGAAGAACTCGTTGCATACACACCGCGGTCGAGAGGCCAGCATCGAACACGTGTGCGTCAGCCGTGGACGATATTTTAGCCAAACTTCTGTACGCGTGCCTCGTTTCGAGGGGATTGTTTGAACCAGTATTTGGGAAAATAAGGCCATTTTTATATGCGGTATCAGTATCATCGTATACATGAGATAAATCATCGCCATCAATATTCAGATAGTAGGCTCCGTCCCAATATTTGTCATAGGCGCCCATGGCATGATCCGGAGAGCCAGTAACTGTCAAAAACATTGGATTGGCAATTGGTAACTCTGTTCCGTTCATAGCATAGGCTGCTGGGATATCGCAGATTTGCATAAAGATTCCAACTGAAGGTTCTTCATCATATTTGCCGTATTGATGCCACATACCTGCTGGTGCAGTGAGGCCAGGGAAGCCCTGATCGTATGGTACAGTACCGCTGAAATAGCTGGCTGTGTTATATACCAAACCTTTGAATAAAGAGTATCGGGTATCTGGATTTTCTACGCTGATATTCTCATTATTTTCGTACATCACCGAGTCTGACGGCGCGCCTTTCATCTTATTTCGAAGCAGGCCATGAGTCACATCCGGGATGGCACGGTGATCTGGGTGTAGCGTTGCATCATAAGCAGGAACCCTGTTCGGGGGACTGTACGAGGAAGTGCAGTGCTCACTACCCGAGATTGTAGCTGTTGTTGAAGCATCAATAAAGTTTAGGATAGGCGTCTCAAATTTTGTTTGGATTGCCCATACATTTTTATTACTATCTTCACTGATTATCATGGGGTTTCCGAGGGAGTCGTAGCTTACTGTAGGTTTGGCAATAATCTGTTTAAGATTCAAAGACGCATCCAAATGCATCGCGTTAGTGTTCATTGCGAAGCCCTGAGGTCCATACGTTCCCATATCACCATAAGCGCCCGATACGAAATTCCATTCATATCTCAAGTATTCAATCTTCGTTTGGTCAGCCACTTGAGCCATTGTAAATGGGCCTTCGCTGGTCGGCTTCCAAGTCATGAATGCCCAGGACTGGCCGTCGAAATATGGCGGTGTGAATGGTGCGTTGAATCCATTTGTAGAATCGTGCATGCCATAGGTCGTTCCGTTTAGTTTAGAACCGTCGGAGCTATTGTCGCGGGCCTTGAAGTTACTTTTGAATATATTCGCGCTGTTTTCTGGGTTGGTATTTATGCTATCGTTCTGGTCGAAGTCTCCGGTGCGGATGCCTATGCGAATGGAAGTATCAAAGCCCGTAAGCTTTGGTAGCCATGGACTGTGATGATGTTTCTCCACAAGATGAGTCGCAGGGGAGATAGCGTAGCCGCCGGCGCAGGGAGGACCGAAGCCCGAGGGGCGAGAATACATCATGATAGTATCAATTGCTTGAATGCGTTGGGGCCGGGGATAGTTATAGGCCTCATTGTGATACTTAAACCCATTTCTGATTTGAAGAGGGTTATTTAGCAGGCCTGTGTTTTCACTCAGCTTTCTTGTTAATTCATTGGTGTCATCATAGAATGCTAGCGAAGAACTCATTGCTCCGTCGAGCCTCAGGTGATCCGGGTCTCTCCAGCTTGAACGATATCGCAATCGGTCAGTCTCATAAACAGGAAGGGCGCGGCCGCACATTGGGTGTGACTTTGCTTCATAAGGCAGGAATATCCCCTGCTTATCGCCGGGGTCTGCGGCCGGGTTATAGCTTACAGTTCCGGATGGGAAAGATTGAAGTAAATATGCGGCGTAATGATGAGAACCAGTTCCTAAATGGCCGGCGGCGTTATCAATGGCATTAATATCAGCATTTGGAACAAAAAGAGGAATATTTGCTTCCGCGGCGGATCTAAATTTCGCCGCAGTCGGTGTACCGACCAAACTGCGATTGTCGCCGCCCGAAGATGGGTCTCTCCACGCCGTCTCAACGGAGCCAGTGGGCTCAGAGTAATATGCCTTTTGTATTTGTTGCTGGTATAGATGTACTGGTTGGCCGCGGTGATTTTGTGCTAAGTTCGAGCATGATGGTGGCATGTTTTCTACCAGAGGATCATAGCCAGTTTGGCTCTTGTATATACGTAATAGGGCTCGGTACTCTTTAAACTCTGGGACTGCGACTGTTGATGCGTCAGTCTTTTCTGCAAAAATCTCTTCTAGAGCCTCGGACTGAAGTGACTTTAGGCCACTATCGTCGAGGAAGAAATTGGGGATTTCTGCTAAGAAATTATGCATCATCATTTTATACAGAGGATCGCCTTGTCCGTTCCAAGATGCAGTAACATTAATGTGGGCATCCGGGTGTGGCTCCATATCAACAAACTTGCCCATCATGTGCGCCTCAGGCTCTATTAGGGCCTCGAATGGTACACGATTGTCAAAGTACTCGTTTCCGATCTGGTAGTTTATTCCTCCGTCGCGGTCGATAGATGCCGTAGGGACCATACCATGGCTTAGCGTAGGATAATCTACTGCAATACCTGACTTGATGGTATTGAAAAGAATTCCAGGAGCGAACAATGGTCCATAGAATGCTCGGAAGCCTGCAAAGTAATTTTGTGCTTTGTTTTTAAAATAGTCATCGCCGGCTGTTTCATTGGGAATATTAGTTGCCCGGTTAATATTCTTATAAGCCTCGGTGCTATTTGGTACGTCAGAGTTCAGTGTTACGTGCTTGGCGTAAGAAGCCGCGAATTGCTTGGTCATCTGTTCGCAGCGAGTGGCAGGATAAAACCCATCATATGGCAAAAACTTCATTAGAGCTTCGGCTGTCAAAGTGAGATTATACGGCTTAAGATTAGCGTAGTCATTTACTACTTCAACAAATTTCTTAGTAGGATCCGATAAGACATAATCATTGTAAAATATCTCGTTTTCTCCACTAAGGTCGTCGCGGAAGCCTTGATCACCAAAAACGTTTTTTCCGGACGAAGATAAGTTTCCAACGATTGACAGCCACTCATAGTCTTTAGCAGTGAAGTTTCCGCCTTTCTCTAGAATATAATGTGGCATTCTTGAGCTAATTCTATATTCTGGTATTACAGCTTTATCATGCGTTTTGTTTCTTAGATTGTTATAATACTCTTCGTAGTCATCATAGAACGGCGCGCGGCCGGCTTGGACCGGGGTATCCCAAGGAGAGGCGTGAGTATAAAGGCCTTCGACTTGATGTCCGATCGACCGCGTAAGCGAGTAGGTCGCGCCCTTTTCTGCCCGGGCGTTTGTTGTAAGGCCGTGCCGCCAGTCGACCGCGGGGTAATCGGAAGCGCTTAATCTTGGCAGATTGGGTGGTGCCAAGTGGCCGAGGGTTTCGTCATATAGGTATGAGCGTGCAACGATAGCGTTAGGCGCCGAAGGATTCCGCCAACTGTCCCTCGCAACGATTGTGTGCGGACGAGAGTACACGGGCATTGTGAATAGCTCGTCCACAGGAGAGCCTGCGGATCCGTAGTAGCCCGGCTGTGCGGGCAGACCGCGGTGAAATAAGGAGTAATTTGTTAACAGGTTACCGGCAGAATCGCCAATGAGATCTTGTGATACACCATTGATATATTGGGTCGACCACCAAGTGGGTAACGTTTTGACTTGTTGTTCAATAATGGGCGCCAAGATCTGGTTGGCTGCCTCGATGTCGATGTAGGGATCATCGAATTTAAGTCGCAGATCATATGCGCCGGCGTAGGGATCACTTGTCAAAAAGTTCTTGCGGATATCAAGCGGCCACTTGCTGAATGACGAACTGTTCGGTGCCGCGAGGAATTTATAAGAAGTTTCGAATCCCAAGTCTTCGGGGGCGCCAAGGAAAAGAGTTGAACCGGTAACGCGGCCGTACGGGTGTTGGTTATATAGAGTGACCTCTCTGTGCTCAGCGTCTTTGTTTGCAGCCCAGAAAGAAGACACAAACTTTTCGCGGCGCCTGTTGCGGTTGCGACCATAGTTTGCTGCTGGAGGGTATATTGCTTGTCGGTGTACCACACCAACAAGAGAGTAGTCAGATGACGCATTTCCGAAGTCTATGACCTCCTGAACTGCTTCCGATGATGGAGTGTATAATGCTGAGACATTCACTGCGTCACTTGAGAACCCTATAGGCTTGTGTGAGTATTTCGCATAAGTTCTGTCGTCGGTGCCGGTGTTTGAATCATAAACTGCTAAAGTCGGGTTAGAGGCGTGAGTTACTGATGGTTCATCAAATTCCTCAATGTTTACTGAAATGTTCCCTGAGCCATTGACAGCTTCTGTCAAGAAAGTCATCTTGTTATTCTTACCGTGGGAAACAATAATTGGATGCTCGCCGCCGCGGGTTTGCTTCCAAGATGGCCAGCCATAGGGGCCCATACGATCGTGTATTATTGCGTTAAAAGCATCGACAGAGCCAGAGTTATCTGTTCTCTCTTCTCCTAATATGTTTCCGGGTCGTAGAATCCTTGTGGCATGAGGTAGAGATCCTGAAGTAATACCGTCTAGTCTAAAGCTCAATGGCTCTTGTGAACCCAGACTATGGCCTGAGCCAGAGGGTCGAGTAAGCCAGCTTACATAATGACCAAAGCCTGCGGCGCCCAACTCATCTGAGGTTGGGGTACTGGAAACCGAAGATGCGGTGAGTGCCTGACCAATCCATTTATACTGATTGTCATTTTGTGGAATGTGTTGAATGACATAATCATTGTCGTGTTTCTCAACAACAGGTGCGTCAGTAACAGGTTGGGTTCTTGTGTTTCTATAGACTTTGTGCCATGCTCCGTGGGCAGAGTACTGTGAGTCCATACCAAAGCGGGCTGAGTGCCTCTGTCGCAGCGTTCGGAGACCTTCAGGAGCATCTGCATGGATCCTTGTGACGGCGCCGCCGTGGTCGGCTGTAGAGCCGCTACCGAGTCGGACAGAAGTTGAGCCTGAGCCCAACACTCCCAAGTTGCGGTAGGTGTGGGCATTGTGTACTGAGAACTCTTCTGCGTGAATATCAAGGAAGCCTCGGGAAGATTGCTCTGCTCCGCCGGGTGAAGAGAACTTACTAGCAATAATAACTTTGTTGCTCTCTCTTGTTGGCAATGTAAAGTTATCTTCCGGATCTCTGGTATTAAACAATGCATTAGCATGTGTTGACTGGGGTAGAGAACCTGTCTTTGAAATATTAAGATCACCAACAACAGCGCGCATGTAAAGGTTGTTTACACTTCGGCCGGCCATCTGCACGACTTCATAGTCGTTGATATAGTTACCTGCAGCAGCAGTGGTTGTCTTGATGTTTCGGATGTTTAGGGGGCGCTTGGCTGTCTCATCTCTAAATTTAGCACCGCCGATTGGGCGATCGCGGTAGGGGGCTGGGCCGTAAGGGTGTGGATAGTCCGGGCCTACAAGAGCGTATGCTCCTGTGGGTGAACCAATCAATAGTAACCAACCCTCTTCTCTCTCAGAGATTCCGAATACTGAGAGTTTGTTGTGTCGGAACTTGCGGCCGCCGACATGCCTTTCTGTGAACGGACTCTGCATAGGAGTATCGCCATCAGATCCATACATGTCGTGGTGTACATTAACGATATTTGAGTTGTCAGCAACCTTTATTGAGCTATTAATCTGTGCACTGTATCCTGTTGTAACACTGTCTTCTATAAGGTTGAACGGAGTCAGCAGATCTGCATAGAACTCTGACTCGTCGTTTGTTTCTCTTAGGCCAAAGGCTCTCATTCCATCGATGATTTCGTGAGAGATCTTTGTTTTCTTAAGAGGATGAGCCTCGTCATCACAGGCGGTAGTGCCCCAGCCATAGGAGGCGGAAGCAAAGCTTGAACTGTGAGCAACCAAGTATCGTAACGGCATTGCTCCGGGGAGGCCGAAATCAATTGGCTTTGGACTGAACGGTGCCGTAGCGGCAAAAACGTAATCTGTCTTTTTGTTCTGATCAAAGTTAACTCCTCCGCCAATGACGCCGCGGGAAGCAACGTTTAGGCGTACTGGAGTTGTATATGAACGGTTTAGAGCAGAGGTTCGGGCTTCTAAGATCGCGGCTCTAGAAGTGTTTACAGATTCAACTGAAGAGGAGAGTGCTCCTCCGATTTCATCTCTTAGGGCTAGCTTATTCCAATAGCCGCAGTTGTCCTGCTCTGAGTTAGTAACCGGGTGATGTGTATCTCTCCAGTTCTCAGTAAGTCTGTGAATCCCTTCGAGTCCGGATTCTGGATCTGTCCCTTTCATTTCCATGGAAGGGTATTTCGTCCAATACTTGTTACGCTCAAGAACATGAGACTCAACAGTATTTACTAAGGATTCAGTGGACTGGACCGATGCAGGTATCATCTCCAGTAGCATTTTGCCGATGGCTTGATCAAACCACTTATAGTATTCAATATACTTGTCGATGTCGGGAGTATTGCTTACTCTCTCGAAGAACATTTGACGAAGTTTCGATAGGTCTTTATATTCTAAGCGGTACCGGTTGACCGGTTGGCCCCAGAGATTGTTGAAGTCTGTTATTGTTGCAAACATCTTTACCATCTCTTCAGAAATGGTAGCGTACATGCTCTTTTCAAATGCGAAGAAATAATCAGTCGGGCGTGTATCAGAGGTGAAGATCTCGTCGTCTCTAGAGAGCAACTTAATCATGTCACTGCTATTCTGGACCTCTGGTAATTCTTGTACTGCTGTGGGGATATACTCTACACTTACAACTTTCGTTGAACTTGGTAGATTATAGTCGCCTCTAGCTGTGTGATGAACTTCGGTTATTGCTCCAAAGATACTGTTGTATCTGCTTACATTTGCGACTGATCCCGAGGAGATGTCGGCAACGGTATATTTTGCGTCGACTGAGCCGGGTGAGGACTCTAGACCAGAACTAGTAACTTGAGAAAAGTCCCAATGTAGCAGGAGCGTTTCAGCTTGAGGTATAGCAACTGTTCCTAAATCTTTGTCGAATATGTAGATTGGCTCTAATGGATTTTTAACACCCATGTTAGAGATGTCTCTGGCATGTGCATCGATCTCTTTGTTACCAATGTAGTTATACCACGCTGCGACATTACTTATTTTAGCGTCACAGTTATGAGTCAAGGCCGCGGATGAGATGTCAGCGCGCTGGGCTCCAGCGAAGACGCGCTTGGAAGATACCATGAAGTTCTTTCCGTCTTCATGAGAGACTGATGCGGACACATGGAAAGAGTCTTGCTTAAAGTCTTGCACCATTTGTACGCCATAGAAGTCAAGGATGTAGTCTTCGTTTGGTGTGTGTGGCGGTGTTCCAATCGGGTGTGTATCTTTTAGTACAGAGCCGCTAATGTAGTCCGGGAAGGGCCATTTTGCTGGGCGCATGCGGACAGCGAAGTTCCACTTTGTATTTTCATAAACGTCTTCAATAGGAAGAGCCGAGGAAGATATGGGAGCGGACAGCACACTTGAACTCAATACGAAGGTAGCATCGTTAGAATCTTTATCTGGTCGGACTGCTGTAACAACCATACCACAGTAATCTGTACTCGGAATTGTGTTATCAGATGGTGTTGTAGAATCTGCTTCGTGCATTCCGAACACAGAAGATGTTACAAAATAGGTGTCGTACCAGCCCTCTTCTGACTTGTCAGGCTTTGACGGGAAGATCACTTCGGCTTCTAGAGTAAACGGAATGTGTTCTTCTATCTCTCCGGAGCCGCTGATAAACGAACGACTGTTTGGAGTTTCAGGATCCGCGTATTGATACAACGTTGAAGCAAAACGATCCGGATGATTAAAACTTATAAACTTTTGTTTTACTGAGCTATAGCGATAATTGTCTCTGATTGTGTAAGTCGAGTTATTTGCATAAAGGTTAATCTTAATTAACTCATCATCAACCCCGAAACATCGGATAAGATTCCTAAAGGCCTTTTCTGTGCCCTTGGATTTGTAGATGTTGAAAATTGAGCTATAGATATTTTGATAGATCTGATTCTTGATCTTGTAAATATCTTCTTCATATTCATAGCCCTCGTCTCTAGAGGCTAACGCTTGAACCATTTTTGCTTCGCTAAATAATTCTGGTGCTGCGAAGCCTAGGCCTGATACCAATCGATCCGAAAACGGGACTGGTACGGTAGAGGAAGAATGAATATTGTGCGTATAGGCTTGGCCGTATGGTTCTTTAATAGAACCCAAAGAAGAGATCTGCTGATGGAGCTTATCTAAATAGCTACCAACAATTTGGGTCATCTCTTGAAGTGTTTTATTCGGCTGGTTATTGTACTCCGTAGTCCAAGCAGGAAGGGAATTCATAATTGATGAATTGTTCTGCATGTCCCAATGGGATCCTGAAACCTTTAATCCTGAGTAAAGATCTGCGACCTCTGGGTGAGTCCTGTATATAATCGGATCTTTTCTTTCTCTTTCCGCTGCATTGGACAGTACCATTGCCGAGGTAGTGCTTCTCATTCCGAGACTAGAAGTATAGTTAATCCAAGAGGCATTAGAAAGCCTTCCAGAGTAATCTAAAATAGTAGCGTCATATGAAGCAGAACCATAGATTCCTTCATTAAACTTATAGTATACTCCCAACATTGTATTAGCGTCATCACTATTAGTGCCGCCATATACGTTGGTGAACCAGTTCCTACCAATTTGTTTCGGTGAGCGCTCGGTTTTCCAGTATCGGAAATCATCAAGCGAGGCAGATAGCTTACCAGATCCCAAGCCAATGTCAGAGTGGTATAGATCCCCAGAGGGGGTGGTTCGGAGAGAACCGATAGTTGCGTCTAGGGCGCCCGTAACAGGGCCTAGGAAGGCGCCTGTGATGGTTTTGGTAGCAGTGAGCGCGCCGTTAACGTAAAGCTTAGCAGCGACGTCTGAGTCACTGTTAATAAGACTTATAGCATAGTGCTTCCATGTCGATGAAGCAACTGTCGCTGGCGATGGAGCATCGGAGCCAAATGAGACATCAGTGAAACCTGAGGAACCCGATCGGGCTGTGATTCTGAAGCTTTCGGATCCCGTGGCAGCTAATTCAATTCTAAGGCGGCCGTAGTCTAAGCTTCCGGAAGTTCTCTGGTTCCACAAGTCAAAGATTACTTCGTGCTCTGTGGATGTACTATCAAAAGCTTCTTTGTTAAGCCAGAACTCTGTGGTAATACCGCGCGATAGCTTGAACTCTAAGTTGTTTTCTCTAGCGGTATCAACGTCATATACGTTTCCTAGATCAAAAACTTTCTTGAGTGTGGAAGTGTCTTCACCAGATTCAGGAGCGTGGGGGCCGCCCATAAGGTACAAGTACTCTTTCTTATCTGGGACACCATATCCGTTTTCCTGAGTACCGGTGGCCTTGCCAGTGATACCCATTGTAATATGACCTGTCGTCTTAGGATAGCGGTTGTCATAAATCCACTTATCTAAGTGAGAGCCTGAGATTTCCCAACATAACATCTCATATTTGGAACCATCATATGGATAGTTCTGGTAGATTCTCTTTACACTGTCCTCGTAATACTTCTCGGCCGAACCATAGTGGGAGAAGTTTGATGCAGTAGCAAAGTCTACGTTTGGGACATATTCTGCGCGCAGCTTTCTATATGCTTCAACGTACCTGTCCGACTCAACTTCTTGAGCAAGGTCAGATAGGCTAGCAGATTGTGCTGTTTTTGATGAATTGAAGTGTTCTTTAAGGCTCATGTCTCTCTACTCTAAACCGGTATTCTTCTGGTTGTTCTTCATAGGCCCCTAAGGCGCCGTTGTAATATGCCAGTTTAATCGCGTATGCGTAATCAGGTTCGAACATTCCCATGTCCATATCAAAATAGTTGCCCGATACGTCGTATGACAAAGCGGTATGTTGAGTACTGGCTGTTCCGAATGAAATAACTTCGTACTCATCAACAACTCGAATAACTTTGAAAGATGCACTTTCAATGCAATAATTTGATATTTCCTTGCTGGCTTTAGAATAAATAGTTGGGCTCCAATCTTTTTGACGAGCAAACAGTCTGAAGCGCGCGGTTTCGTGAGTATAATAACTTGACTTTAGGTTAACAATCTTAGACACATATCTCTCTGTTGGGTTATAAGATGTAGCCTGCAGCGCTGTGGGGTATAGAGTACCGGTATGATATTGCTCGCTGCCCGACCACCACATATCAAATATTTGTGAAGGAGAAGATGTAGATGCAGTCAGACATAGAGAAGCAGAGTATACGCCGGTTGAAACCCAGCCACCAGTTGCGTGAAGATCTAAGTTTGATGTAACATCTCCTCCGGCTGATTGCTTAAGAGGATCCCCACCGGGGGCCGTGTTCTTGGATGAGCCGGAGTATAGACTAACAAGGATCTCCCCGGTGCCGACGGCTGGGATATCTCTAAGTTGTCCGCGGATATAGTTATATAAGTAAAGTGTGTTTAGGTTGTCTTCAGCAGGAGCCAAAGAAGAGCTATAATAGAAGTTTCCTCTTTGATCTTTTCTAGAAGAGTTCCATCTTGCTTCAATGAGGGGGCGCTTGTAGTAATACTGTGTGCCCCTAGCAAAGAACTTTTTAGTGTAGTAAGAGCGCTCAGCATCTTCATAAGAAGAACTTAGCTTTACGATTAAGCCATGGTTTGTTCTTGTGCCTGCGATCCATTCTTCCATCATCGATGTGACGTCTAACAGGATGTCTTCAGTACCAGTATCGAATGAATATTCATAGGTGTCGTTGGAAGCAGAGTAGAAGTCTCCGCCCTCATTGTTCCAGTAGTTAAGGCCTGATGAGTTGCTATAAGAAGCTGTCCAGTTACAGTAACCTGCGTCTAAGTAGGTGTCCATATCAACGCCGGTGCCTTCAGACCAATTAGAGCCTGTGCCGCCGGAGATGGGGTGAACCACTATACTGTAATCTTTTGGTAAAGTCGAGCCGTGTTCTGCGTTAAAGAGTCTTAGGTAGAAGCTAACGCTCCCAGAGGCAGGGACAGACCCTGCAGCGCGGTCGGCGGAGATAGTATCTGATGAAAACTTTATTAAAGAACGAGCGGCCTCGGAAGAACTAGCAGCTATTGTAGTTGAAGCGGCGCCAAAGATATGGAACACTTCCAATATATCTGAGGCTCCCATGTTGGAGCCGGTGGCGCGTGTTGACAAATCTGTTTTATAAGCATTTGTAATAGTTGTGTCTGCCGCGGCAGTATATCTTTTAATAGCCATTATTCAACTGACCCCACAATATCCTCTGAGGGATACTTAATTTCAAAAATAACATTCTTGGGACAGGCCAGGAATCTTCCGTCGGCTGTCTTGTTGTCATCGAAGTTAAAAGCTATTGAAGAGTAATTGCCATCGATCTTCTTTTTAATCTCGACGTTTACTACATCAGCTACTCCGTCGATCTTGCCGAGAATAGCGTAAACTTCTGTGATGTAAAAGGGTTCCCCAATGTCGTGCATTTTAGCATACCTCTTTCTTAATAGGCGATTACATAATTCTAGAACTTCAAACTTGTTCTGATTAGCTTCAACAACAATAGAATATTCAATGCCAACATTGCATATTTTTGCATCAAGAACATCAATACTATCATTAATCATTCTATTACGATTTAGCCAAGTTTTCAAATTATTTTTTAACGCGGAGTTCGCGGCGGTTAAACGATTCTTGGCATCCTCTGATACAATGTACAAATTAATATTTCTTTTAAATGAATTCGTGTCCTGCAAAGGCCGGCATCTTGTAATCGCTCCAAATTGTGGTGGCATGGCATATACCAAAGCGGTATAATCTTTTTCTGTTACCGCGCGGCCTTGGGAAGCAAAATGGTCGATTGTTCGGCGCTTAAGCTCTTGTGCAGAAGGAATTGCTACATCTCCGCGAACCGGTGCTTCGTTTGTGATTTCAATCGATTTTCTAACAGCGGCCATCGTGCCTTTTTCAAGTTTAGACGCATTTGCAAATTTAGTTCTTACTGTTCCCTTCTGAACGATTGAATCTGCAGAAGCGTTAGCATTATTAGAACCGTTTGTGCGATAGATAACAGTCAACTTAGTGTTCGATGGACCAACACCAAATTTGTCTCCTTTGAGTATATTAGTTGGATCAAAGTTTGTACTAGAAACGTATTCTCTTGCGTGGAGATTCATTACTACTCTAGATGGTTCTGCAATATTATCGTTTGTTACACTCGCGTCTGAGCCATAACCAAACTGTAAATAAGTTACCGTCTTATCTCTCTCGACTACAAAGCGTCGAGGGACTGTTACGGCTTTCATGATCTTCGGGACAGACTCAGAATTCGAGCCTCTGTTTGGAATCTCTTTGTAAACAACATTCTGGGAAAGATAATCTACTTCATAATACTCATGGCCTTCAGTGTCACGAACAGAAATGATTTCTGCAATATTAGAACCGTTAAGCCGAACTCTCCGGAACTTCTCGAAAGAACCGATAGCAGAGGTTTGTCTTGCTAAGAGGCCGGAGATTATCTGGCCTGTAGCTTTGATCGCGTACTGAGTTGGTATACCGGTCACGGCGTCGACAGTCGCAACTACCACTTCATTTCTAGAGTAAGAGACATCGATGTCTTCAGCTAACAAAAACGAGTTGCCGCTCTTGTCATAAAATTGGCTGCCCTTTTGGATAATCGGCATATAAGAAGAGTCAGGGCCTAGGCCAGAGACTGTGGCTGGAATTAAAACATATATGGTTATTTCACCGTAAGCTGTTGGTTTTCCTCGGAACTTGTAACCCATCTGTCGACTGAGCTTTACAACATTTCCATATTCCAGCGCTGTGTCAAGGAATAACTCGTTAACAGAATAGTCCAGATAGAAGGAGAGCATGTCACCAATATAAGCAACAGTATCAACCATCATGGCCCCGAAGGAAGCCTCGTTAAAGTCTTTATATGTATCCGGGTAATATCTCCGGATATAATCTTCTAATTCTGATTTGATCGATGCGAAGTCTCGGGCCGTGTATTTAATCGGCACTCTTGCATTATCGTCGTCATATTTTGCCATCTAATCTTATTCTCCTAATCAATAAATAGTATTAACTTACAGATAATGAAATCTCGTCAATAATCTCTAGAGGTATAATTTTGAATTTCACCTGTACATGTACGGTGTTATCCTTCTGTTCTGGGTTTCCCATTCCTTGTGAATCAAACAAAACTTCCCGAATATCAATATAAGGTAAGTACTTCTTAACTTGTGAGCGAATTCTCGCTGCGATATTCGAATGAGTCGTTGGGTGATCGCTCTCAAAAATATAGGTACGTAAGCCAACACCAAATAGTGGGTCCATGACGCGTTCGCCGGGGGAGGTCATAATCAGCATTTTCAGATTCTGTACTGCGACTTGCTTATATGTTTTGTTCATATCATGGCCGTCGCTTGGACTTCTTAGCAAGGGTACTTTTATTGAAATTCCTGATGCCATTAGCTAGTTTCCTCCTCGTTAGGGTTACATTCTTCGTTACTTGATTCTCCGCCAGTATCTGAGGTGGCAGAGCCTACTCCCGGGTTGTCTCCGGCTTCTTTGGCTTTGCGCTTCTCGATTTTATCCGGGCGGGCCAAGACCCAGTATGCTAAGCCTAGTGGTGTGATGGGAGGGCCGATGCCTCCGAATGGTGGCGGGATAATATTCATAGGTAGCGCTTTCAAAGAAGCATTAATCGGATGGATTGTTTCGCCAACCTTTAATGCTGCATCTCTAATTAGTTTTGACCTTTTAATATTCGGATCTAATTTCTCAGCTAAGCCCTTAATCATGGTAGGTACAGCTTCAAGTGCCATCTTGGCCATCATCTTTGCCATTGGAGTGCCATCAGAGAAAGTTTCAGGATCTGACCCTACATTGTTTTCGGCGTTTGCCATGGCGTCTATTCCTGATTGAGTTCCTGTATATTCCACTCCTTGTTGATCTCCATAGAACAGGATATCAAATAGTTCTCGGAGGGCGTGCTTTGTACCATCGAACGATTGTTGAACAGCCGGCAACTGTTGAGTCACTCCTATCGCTATCGATAAGTGAATCATTGAGACTATTTCTCGTAAGGGTATACAATACCCAAAGATTGTTTGATATTCTTCCGTTTTAATTAATAGCTTAAACAATTCATCTTTGGAAGTTGTTGCTGTAGGCGCAGTGACAGAGGCCAAGACTAAACGGACGAGGGCGCCTGTCTCGGCCGGGCTGAGTTGGAGATTCTCTACATAAACCACAATTTGTGCATGCATGTTGGCCGTATCTGTTTCAATTATTATGTTCCTATTGTCCCGGATTCCAAAGTATGTGTCCTCGGGGTAGAAAATAATGGCGGACGGTGGTAGGGTGGGATCTGGAATAGGAATATTTTGGTTCCATGGTCCATTGTTTAGAAACCACAAATCCAAATCTAAGTGCTCAGCACCTAAATTAGCGGAAAGGGCCGTGGCCGTTGATGAGAATTGTTCTTTAATTAAGATAGTGAATATCTCGCGCTCAGTAAGGCCGGGCTTGGCATCTTCTCTTTCAAGGTATATACGCGTACTTTCTGCAAAGAAATTGGCATAATAGTCAGAATCAATCGACCGCATGTCACTGACAAGATCTTCATATATGTAAGCTACCATGGTTTCAGAAGGTTCAGATAGCGGGAGTTTCTGCAAGGCGTAGAGGGCCCTGAGAAGTACATCTGCTATATAAACCCTTAAGGTTATGCCTATATGGCCAGCGATACCAGCTTGGCGCGTAGTATTTCTTCCTGACTCCAGTTCTTTTGTAGGAGAAGGACAGGAGCTATTAAGGCTATCCATAGCGTCTTTCTTTGCCGCGGCGGGATCAAGAACTGTAGAAGATTCTGAGCCGCAGGGCGTGGAGGTATCTTCTATTTGCATTACTTCTATAGCGTCCTTTGTCATGATACTACTATCGTTTATCATAGCACTCATCGTTTCTAGTATATGTAAGGTATTATGAGGCCCGATGAGATTCGATTTTTGGGCTAAGCGGTCCATATCGCTGCGGTGGGCTGGCTCGAATAAAATCTCGTCGGTTGGGTTGTAGGTATGGATACTGGCGGGCAGGCCAGCGCCCTGTATAGGCACGAGAGCGTGAGATAAATATGAGGAATATAACATTTGAGACAATATCTGTGCCGGCTTGGTGGCGCCCGGGTAGAAAGCAACAGAAGCAGAGACAGAAGCAGAAACAGGGATTATGGCGACGGCGGATGTCACGCAAGGCTCTTCAGAATCAAGAGAGATCTCGATTTCAGTAGAAGTGTCTAAAGACGCGGCGTCCGATGGCGGGACGCGTGGTATTGTCATGGAAACATTACCTAATCCCGAAGCCATAGACCCAAAGGAGGCGGTGTTTATCATGATACTAGAAATCGCCAACTCTGAGGGGTTTGTTCCCGTGCTGATACCCAATTCACCATTCCATGGAGCGGCCAACGCTTTGGTGGATATACTGGAAGATAAATTCTCGTAAAGTTTTATGATGTCTCTGTTAACTGATGAACTCACAACTGATTGTAGAACATTTACTTCGTTTGTAAGATCTGTTCGGTCGTTGTCCTGGTTGACGCTAAAGTCTTCACCAAGGGTGTATCTAGGTACCCAATCATACTTGTAGGTCACGTAATTATAAACTTGGTCTGTCCACGGGAACCATGATGAAAACGTAGACTCTGGATCATTAAAGCAGCCGTGGTATTCTGACTCAAAATTTCTACTCTCATGCAGGCCGGCCATCAAGGCGGACGCGGGGTTGCTAGCTGGGTTCTTGGCGTTAATAATTAATTTAGCCGCGGCAAGGTCATCTGCGGTGGTATATATGCTAGCGCTGGAGTTACACAAGGCGTGCCCAGAACTGTATAATGTCATGAATTTCGGATTAACCTCCTTCCGGGTACCTCCGGGATAGATAAAAGGAACGGCCTCTCCAACTTCAGATGAGGACAACATATTGTGATAGTACATACTGGTCTCTGTTATCCACGCCATTTCAATTCCGGAATAGAGGGCAGACATGACCATATCATTAGCAAAGTTCATCGCAGGTATTTCTGAATCTGGAGGCATAAGGGATGGTTGTGAACAGTCCTCTGGGTAGACAGGAGGTACAACACCATCTAAGACCGAATCCGATTGTATATCAGATAGGATACCAGCCAGTTCTTCAAGAGCCGCTTTCTTCCTTTCTTTCATTGCGGATAGTTGGGCCTCGGTTTCGTCGTTTGATAGCCCCTTGTTAGCCATTGTTTGTTTGTATGCATCATCGGGTGTGGGTATATTATTATTCTCCCAGATGACTCCGCATAAGTAATCAAGTTTGTTAACTAATCTTCTCTTCTTTGGGATTTCCTGTTCTATAAGTTTAATTTCTACAGACTCTCCAATCTTTCCAAACACTTCCTCGATTTGAGAACAGTTCTCAAGTGCCGGTGCGAAGTTATGGAAACCAGAAGCAACCACGGCCTGAATCGTTTCGCAAGTCTCTGGTGTTGGGCGCCCTTCTAAAAGTTTCTTTAGTTCCGGAAGTGTTACTGCCGAAGAAACTGCTCCCAAGAATTCTGATGGTGTACCTTTTTCTACTTCTGTTACTTCAGAGCTTCCGCATGAATCTAATGCTTCAATGATTTCTTCATCTGTTGCATCAGTACTGCCATCTGGTTCAATTCCTAATGGAGTGAATACTTGACTTATTGTTTCTTCTGCGGCAGCAAAAGTGCCGATTGAAGATGCTAGCAGATCCTCAATGGATGCTTCTCCGAAAGACAAATCGCCTAGGCCTATGGATGGATCTCCGATGAGACCCTCTATAACAGATTTAGCCATGGCTACCAGTGCGCTTTCAATGCCGGATTTAACAGCATCTTGCATTCCGTCGAATACTAAACCCATGAGATCGTCGGTTGGAATATTGTCTGGTAACGTTATCGTAGGAATGTTTAGGCTACCGACCGATAGGGACGGCATATCTACATTTAATGATGGCATCTCCAGAGAAACGCCGGGTAGCGAAGGGATTTCCATATTCAGGTTAAGGTTGGGATCCCCCAATAGCTGATCCAAATTTGCTGATATTACCGGAAGTTGCTTAAATGTTGGTATGTCAATAGCACCTAAACTAATCTGAGCTTTAATCAGAGAACCTAGCGATGCAATAATCGACGGTGTAGTTAAATTAAGTTCCAGCTTGCATACTGAGAACATCGATCTCATAATCTTTGGAGCAGAGATAGATGGCAGGCCCGGGCCCGAGAGGCCTCCGTGGGGGAGGGATGTACCTGCCGTTTCGGGTGTTGGGGCAAGGCCTGAGATCTCCGGACTTTCTCCGTTCCGGTCAACTTCAAGATTTAAATCGGTGGCAGGGAGGTTAACTTGTGGGGCCCCGTGCACAGCGAGATGAACAATCGGTTTAATTAGATCTTCGGGGCTGAGCGCTGAAAGGCCGGCGCAGACTGCTGCTTCTGTGAAGTCATCTAACTTTCCTTCTGTCTCAGCTACAGTCGCATCAAATTCAATATATTCTCTTAGTGCTGCTGGGATCTGATCTGATGGAATTGCTTCTTTTAGATATGGCATGCCGGGCCATGTTGCAGTAGAAACAGCAGTTGAACAATCAAGTGTGAGGATACCCAGACTACCAAGAATTGACAAGCATACTTCAGTCGGAATTCCAAGATCAGTTAAAAAGTCTTCTATGATTACTGCTCGAACATCGGCATCCAGTTCTCCGAGGATCTGATCGGTAATTGCTTCTAAAGAAAGTTTACCTAAGATAGAACCAACAAGGGCCTCAAACAAATCTGGGAATTCTAGTTGCTCCATGATAGAAGCCATGGCCATCTGGATGAGACTGGGTATTTCTACTTTCCCTAAGAACTTTCCGAACAGATCATCCATGGATCCAATTTCGTCTAATAGTTCTGGTAAGTTAGCCAGCAAGTTGTCTCCAGATGGAAGCTCAAAGTCTGCTCTTGCGAGAGACATATTCTTTAAGAAGGCCGGGCTCGTTAGTTGCGCGCCTTCAAATTTCAGTTGTTCGGGGCCCTTGAACGGCATACTATTAAACTTGTCGATCATGTTTTTCATGTCGGCCTGAAGTTTTTCTGTGTTAATGCCAGGAGTCAGTTTTGATGTAAATCTAACTTCTAAAGACGGATAAGTATAATTTGTGCAGTGTTCGAGCCAGTTAAATGGTGTGGACTTAAATCTTTGGGATCTCACAGACGAATTCATATTATGTGTCTGCAAGAGATAATGTATTGTTCTTGCTCTGTTAACTCCTGTGGAGGCTATGAAACTATTAAGACCGACGTCCATAGTTCGGCCGGTGCCTTCTTGGTACAGAGTGATTTGTACTGGGCTGAAGGAACTATCCACTGTAATCTCTACCAAATCTTCATGAGTTGTTCTTAGATCAGCCCCGTTTGTTCTTAGTAGTTCTTTAAGAGCCGAGGGCACTTTTGATAGCATTCTCGCTTCTTTAGACGGAGAAAAATCAACGATGGTTCCCGTAAATGTAGACTTTTTAGACTCTATATCGTTCAAAGTCGAAACAGACAAATCAATTTCTTCTTGCAGATTGTGACTATTAAAGATTACACTTCTTATTCCGTTTTTGGGAGCAATTGCTGGTACTACTCTCTTTGGGATTGCATGAAGATATTTTGAATCAATTGTTACTAAAGCTTTTACTTTAGCATTTGGCCGCGGACTTAGATATAACTTCTCAGTTTCTGCAAAGCTGTAAGAGTTAGCTATTAAATATTCTGACGCAGACATAGCATCGTCATAACCTGATGGGCGCCGAGAGAAGTATTCCAAAATTTGCTTTATGCCTTGGGGTATTACTTCTGATTTAATGTTTTCGGAGGTGGTTGTAGAACTCTCCTCGTCGATCGTTGTATGAGATGTCACTACTGTCGCACAGTATTTCATTGTGCTAGGATCATAGAATGGAGCACAGGCGCCGCGCATGACCCAGTTCGGTATGAAGGCGCTCGGATCGGGTTGGGAGGTTGGACACACTATGTCCAGAGAACCAATAGTGCCCGATAGAGGAATCAGATTGGAGCGCTTTATATATACATCAACACCTGATAAATCTCCTTCTATTGGAGTTATCTTACACCACGCGCAGGCCTTTCCGATGTATTCTTCTTTCGGGTGTAAATAAACCCTAGTTGTGTCGGTTATTGTTCCAGCCGGCGGATTCTGTCGTAATCTATAATTCGAATATACAGTTGTGTTATCTCCTTCTAAATAGAGATAATGGGTTCCGCCGGCGATGGGATCTGGAATTGGTCCGGATTCGTCTGGGCACGTAATAGCGATGGTACTGAGGGTCCCATCGGCAATGAGATCCGCCTCATCTTGTAGCCGGGCGGACAGGTCCTCAGGAGTTTCGATGATCGGAAGGGTAGTAACCGTGGTCTCGGCGCCGGTGAGGGGGTCGTCTGGGGTTATTGTGGGGTCAGCCATGGTATTTGTCACCATAGGCTTTTGTCCCGGTCGTTTCTTGGAACTTATTGTTAATCGCCATTTTTTAGTGCCTCCTAGTTTACGTTGTTGTAGCGGCTGTTAATATATTTGCCGCCGGCAACACTTAAATACGTATTTTTAAACATGATCAAATTTGCACGGTGAGTCATTAATGATCTCTTTGTGCTCGCCAAAAGCTCGACGGCTGCAACGGCGCCGGCGGGCATTGCAGTCGGTGATGGGCTAGTTGGGACTCCGAAGAAAGGAGAAATATGAAAGTGAGTTGACATAGCTATATTGAACTTCATCTGATACATTACGAATCCGTCTACAATCCCGTTTAGTTTGTCAATGTGCGAAACTATTTTATTCAAAGCTTCTTCCGCGTTGTTGCCTAGCACCATCGGCTGAAGATCTGAATCATCATTACCTGCGATGATATCAACGCCGGTGATAGTTCCTACCTCTCCGCCTTGTGAATTTCTTAAATCTGTTTTAGTAATTAGTTTTATGCCTTCGCGAGCGACAATTCTAATGCCGTCGGCTTTAAGACCAATAGCTGATTTTGCGGTTGCATCTCCAACCATTCCCGAAGCAAGGCCGAAATTCTGATCAACATCGGTCTTTTGGCTAATATAAATTCTTGCAGCATCAATCTTGAAGTTTGGATCTACAGACATCGCTGAATCGTTCGCGTCAGTTGATGCTGCGTTGGAAGCCATTCGGCCGGCGACTAAATCGATAGAAGCGCAGTGTGTATCTCCAGATCCGCCGTAGCCGCTAAGCCGCGAGGCGGGGCGATCTCTACCCAACACAATTGATGAGTTACTTGGGCATGCAATTACTTTTTCAGAATCGCTTGATATATATCTTGGAACTCCTTCGACGATCTTCGATCCGCCGATGCCCTTGCCAGTGCGGCCGCCACCGAATCCTGAGTGCTCTGCCATTATATCTCTTACAGACTGCCTTACGCCAGTTTGTTTTACTGCTTTGTTTTTACTTCCTGCCATATCTAATTTGTCCAACTTGCATGATCTGATGCTACTCTGGCATATTTGTTTTTAGCTGGGTCTAACACCCAGTGCCAGCGCTCTGAGGAAACACTTCTGTAAAAACCAAATGCTTCTGCGTTTTTTGACAACCATTCAAAGATGGCTGAGCCGACAGGCGTAGTGCCTGCAATGTCGACAGCGACACCTAGCTGGTGTCGAGAGGTGCCCGGGCGGGCAGTTGATGGATTACAAGCACCAGAAGAACAGTTAGCGTCATAGAGAGTTTGCTGGCCCTTAGATGATTTCCATGTGCCTGAGCCAGAGCCGCCGGCGGCAATGTCAGGATTGTTTCTCCATACGCTGTTAAGACTCAGAGGAATACCATCGGCTTTGGCGGCGCCAATCATCGCATATAAATAGTGCGCAAGATCTGTTGCAATTGGTAGTTGATCAATAATCTTTGTTGGAGACTCTTTTCCAAAGTTTGTTGGATCTGGAGTATAGTCAAAAGTAAGATTTGGGCCATCGGGAAGGTTTGATAAATCTGCTGCAATCAACTTTCTTTCCTTAACCCCAAATAGTGTGATGACTCCCGGAGGGGTGGTCGATGATGCTGAAAAGGCTCCCGATGAAATTGAGGCACCGGGCGTATTGTCGGGTACTTCGCTAAGCGGCATAATCGTTGTTGGATTAACCCCGCCAACAACTGATGCGCCGGCGGCGCTAGCAGCTTCACACCCGCCGGCATCGACGCCACCTTGGCCCGCTGCTGCGGCGCTAGGTGGGGCGCCGGATGGGAAGCCTGTACTCAAAGGAATCGGTACTCCGGCGCCTGCAAGATATTCGTTAATCATTGTAAACAGTTTTCGATAATCAAATACGCTCTCATATTCGTAATGACCATGGTCGGAACGGAGATCGTATGAACGTTCCTGATCATCTAAATCAGAGCCTGGATCAATTTTATCTTTTCTGACCTCATCATGGCCAATAATATGTTCGCGGTCAATTGAGATTCCATTGCGGCTAGCGATGCTAGCGCAGAGGTAAGCTAAGCCTTCATACATCTCTTCTGAGTAGAACCGGCCGGGCTGGGCTTTTTCATCTGGGATTATTCCTGCGATTTCGATACCAATACCATTAGAGTTGTTCCGGCCAGAGTACTTATCCTCGCCGGGGGAGCCCGGCCGGGATGAAGATTTTTCGCCGGCATGCCAAGCGATGTCCTTTTCACGTACGCCTTGATATATGTACCCTCCAGTGTTTACTCCGTAATGTGTTGAGGCTCCACAAGTGGGATCCTGAAACCAGCCAAACCCTGCGGATTGGCCTGAGCCGGCAGTTGTATGGAGCATGATATAAAAAATATCATCAGGAGTTCTACTTGCAGCAGTCATTCCCGTGCCGGTTACATAACCGTGGACAGGGCACCAGCCACCTTTATATTGCCATGGGTCGGCGGGACTATCATAGTTAATGTAGTCTGGTAGAGCCAACATAGAATATGTACCATCCGGGTTCATAGGACCTAAGTCCCACTCCTCTATTTCCTCACGTGACGGGGAACCCGTTACTACACCAAGATCGGGAGGATCGGACATCCAAGATGGTAGGCCAGTATCCGTGGGCGCTAGCACATCAGTTGTAAAATCTCCGTGATCGATGCCGAGTTCAGTGGCCGAACTCTTTAAGGTAGCTGCGGCAGATTGAGCCAGAGCGGATAGTTCGCTAACACTTGACACTCCCAGAATTGATAAGGCTGGTGCACGGAGGATTTGGGGAGAAATAGAAGCTGCCTGTGATTCTGTAAGCCACTCATTTCTTACTGCGAGGCGCTTGAACATATCAATACCCTTCATCGCGGATGAGTATTCTGCTGTGGAGGCTGCAGATGTCCTTGTATTCGTGCCGGCGCCGCCTTCGGCTGCTGCAAGGTCAGAGGCCAAGCCAAAACTGTTAAAT